CACAGGTTCAACCACAAGCTTTGCAGTAATTATCCCTGGCACAAATGCTGCTGTCACAACGTGGGCAGTAGTCGGTAACGGTGGTCCGTTTGAGTGGGGAACTGCTGATAACATCACGATTTCAGGAAGCTACGAAGCAGCGTAGCTTAATCTGCCCGTCTTACACTCTATCACCTCTTTCTTCTTGATATAGAATATCAGCGGGAACTCTTCCCACTCGAGTGAAATGAGATCAAACTATGCCGATTGACTTTCCTAATTCCCCGTCGTTAAACCAGACGTTTACATCTGGTTCAACGACCTGGAAGTGGAATGGTACAGTATGGCTTGTAGTACGTGACTTCGCACCTGCAGGTGCAACCGGCGCAACCGGTCAAACAGGAGCACAAGGTAATACAGGAGCTACTGGCCTAACGGGCGCCAACGGCGCTACAGGACAAACAGGACAAACAGGCGCGGCTGGTGAAACCGGTGCGGTTGGTGAAACAGGCGCCGCAGGAAACACGGGCGCAACAGGCTTAACAGGCGTCACAGGCGCCAACGGTAATACAGGCGCGACCGGTGTAACAGGTGCAAACGGCGAGACCGGTGCGGTTGGTGAAACAGGCGCGGCTGGTAACACCGGAGCGACAGGTCTAACAGGTGCAGCTGGTAACACAGGCGCTACAGGTTTAACTGGAGCACAGGGTGAAACCGGTGTAACAGGTGCAACCGGTGAAACCGGTGCAACCGGTGAAACTGGTGCACAGGGTAACACCGGTGCTCAGGGTAACTTCGGTGGTATTACTGTTGAATACAACTTTAGTACTAACACCACTGTTTCCGACCCAGGTTCTGGAAATGTAAAATTCAACAACGCTGACTTAACATCTGCATCAAAGATGTCTATCGATGATGAAGATGCAAATGCAGTAGATATTCAATCAATGCTACGTACAATTGATGACTCAACAAGCACAATCAAGGGTCACTTACGCATATCAAATAAGGCAGATTCTACAGATTTTGCCTTACTTACAATTAGCGCAATTGCAGAGCAGACAGGCTACTTTGAGGTAGATGTTGCTTATGTATCTGGCTCATCAACATCATTCTCAAATAGTGAAGATGTAATCATCACGTTCGCAAGAACAGGTGATGTCGGTGCGCAAGGACAAACTGGTGCTCAAGGTAATACCGGCGCAACTGGCTTAACTGGTGCAACAGGCTTAACCGGTGCAACAGGCCTAACTGGAGCACAGGGTGAAACCGGTGCTATCGGTGAAACTGGTGCAACTGGTCTAACCGGCGCAACAGGCTTAACCGGCGCAACAGGCTTAACTGGAGCAACCGGTCTTACCGGTGCAGCTGGTGAAACAGGCGCTGTCGGTGAAACAGGTGCAACCGGTCTTACAGGTGTAACCGGTGCAACTGGTCTAACCGGCGCTGTCGGTGAAACAGGCGCAACTGGTCAAACAGGTGCTAACGGTGCAACTGGTGTAACAGGACCTACAGGCGCAGATGGACAGTTCTCAACAACTGAGTCATCTCCTCCAACAAGCCCAGCTCCAGAAACTGGAGATGCTTGGTTCGATCCATCTAGCGGTCTAGTATTTGTTTACTACGATGGTTACTGGATTGAGGCGGTCGGTGGTAACATCGGACCTACCGGTCTAACAGGACCTACAGGTTCTGTTGGTGCGACAGGTGTACAGGGAAGCTTCGGTGGTGCAACGTTCGCGTATGCGTTTGATACAAACGTAGCAGACTCAGATCCAGGCGCCGGTGAACTTAAGTTCAACAACGCAGATCTAAGTTCCGCGGCGTTAATGTACATCAACGAGGCCGACGCAGACGCAGTTAACATCGGATCGTTCCTTACAACTATCGATGACTCTACAAATCCTATTAAGGGTCATCTAAAGATAACTAACAAGACAAACGCCGCTGATTACGCGTTGTTTACAATCGTAAACAACACTATCACAGGCTCAGGCTACTACAAGGTATCCGTTACACACATCGCGGGAGCTACATCATTTAGCAACGCCGAGGCAGTGACAGCTACCTTTGCCCGCACGGGTGACGTCGGAGCTAACGGTGCAACAGGTGCAACCGGCCAAACCGGAGCGACAGGTCCTACAGGATCTGACGCAAGCCTAACACTTGTACAGAACCAACAGACAGGCACAACCTACACAATCGTAACCTCGGACGTTAACAAGCTCGTCGAGCTTAACAACGCCTCGGCGATTACGTTGACAGTTCCTACGAACTCCGCAACACCAGGGTTTAGCGTTGGAGCTCAGATCAACCTTCTTCAAACTGGAGCAGGTCAGGTCACCGTAGGAGGAGCTGGGGTTACCATCAACGGTACACCAGGTCTTAAGCTTCGTGCACAGTGGTCATCGGCTACGCTCATCAAGCGTGCAACCGATACATGGGTACTTGTTGGAGATCTCTCCGCATAGTCCTTAACTAAGGGGAACGGCCCGTCTTTCTTTTGAAAGATGGGCCGTTTTTCTATAGATACATGGTAAAATTTATAGTATAGTATGCCTATACCTTCGCCGTAGTAAGAGAGTCACATGCCTATTGATTTTCCTAATAGCCCTAGCGTAAATGACTCATTTACGTCGGGCTCTACCACATGGAAGTGGGACGGCACCGTCTGGAAGGTCGTCCGCGACTTTGCTCCGACGGGTGCAACGGGTCCTACCGGAAACACGGGCGCGGCGGGTAACACGGGTGCAACAGGCCTAACTGGAATTAACTGGGCAGGACAGTGGGACTTTGTTGCCTACGCCGTCGGAGACGTAGTTCAATACGCGGGAAGCTCATACTACTGTGTCACCGCGATTTCACTAGGTGACTCCGCATCTCACACACCGGGAGTATCAGCTAGATGGGAGCTACTTAGCTCCAAGGGATCAACCGGAAGTACAGGCGCGGCAGGATCAACTGGTCAAACCGGAGCAACAGGCAACAACGGTACGATCGGCGTTGACGGCGCGACAGGTCAAACCGGAGCCGCTGGAAATACCGGAGCTACAGGATTAACGGGCGCGACAGGAAACACGGGTGCGACCGGACAAACTGGAGCGACAGGCCCAACCGGCCCGGACGGCATCGCGTCCGTAACAGGATCATTAAACTACGACACCGGAACTAAGCAGTTATCTCTCGACGAAGGTACCGCGGGAGGATTGGCAACTCTTAACGCGTCAGGCGTAGTTCCTGACGAGCAGCTGCCGGATGATCTTGTAAGAACAGACGGTTTAACCGGAGCTCTCGGTGACTATATTCTTTCTACCGCAAAGGGAGACACCGGCGGTGTAGCGGAGCTTGACATTAACCGACAGGTTCCCGCGGACCAGCTGCCTCCTGTAGTTGACATCTCCGCCTCAACCCCTCCGGCGTCACCGCAGGAAGGCGATGCGTGGTATGACTCCGCGACCGCAAATTTATATGTTTACTATGATGGATATTGGGTAGAGGCATCATCACCTAACGACGGACCTACGGGAACAACAGGACCGACAGGACCGACCGGACCGCAGGGTGTCAACATTAACTTTTCTGGAAGCGTTGCCAACACGGGAGCTCTCCCAACAGGCGCCGCGGTTAACGACGCGTACATAGTTGATGAGGACGGTAACCTCTGGGTTTGGAACGGAAGCAGCTGGGACGACGCCGGACAGATCGTTGGACCTCAAGGTGCGACAGGCCCAACGGGAGCAACTGGTGCGACAGGACCTGAGGGAACTGCGACACTTACACGCTACCGCTTTGTTGCGTCAGGCGGAGAGACGGGAGTCTCTGGTCCGGATGCAAACTCCGTAACACTTTCCTACACCGCAGGGTACGAGCAGGTATTTCTTAACGGTGTACTTCTTGTGCGCGGACAGGATTACACCGCGACCAACGGCACTTCTATCACCGCGCTTTCAGCACTTGCCGTCAACGACGTTGTAGAGGTTCTTGCGCTTGGAAGCTACGAAGTTGCCAACGCTGTTCTTGCCACAACCGTCAACGCGAAGGGCGACCTACTTGTAGGAACCGCCGATGACACGGTGGGACGACTTGCGGTTGGAACTAATGGATATTACCTAAAGGCTAACTCAAGTGCTACCACAGGGCTCGAGTGGGGTGCGGTAGACCTATCGTCATATGCAACTACAAGTACACCTACGCTTACATCACCTGTTGTTATATCCCCAGAAGAGCGCACAACAATTTCAGCCACAGCGGCTACTGGAGCGCTCAACTATGATGCTGATACCCAAGGAATTCTTTACTACACAACTAACGCATCAGGTAACTGGACACTCAACGTCCGTGGCTCTGGCTCAACAACTTTGGCTTCAAAGTTAGCAACTAATGATTCTTTAACAATCTCATTTTTAGTAACACAAGGTTCAACCGCTTATTATATGACGGCCCTCACAATTGACGGAAACGCTCAGACAGTCAAGTACTCTGGTGGTACTGCTCCAGCAGCGGGAAACGCATCAGCAGTTGACGTGTATACATTTACTATTGTTAAGACAGCGGCAACCCCAACCTACACCGTATTCGGTGCTGGTCCAGTAAAGTACGCATAAGGAGCGCCCCAATAAATGTCACCATTATTTTCTCCAGTATCAGCAGGTGGAATTGGTAAAGCAACAGTAACTGGAACAACTGGTTCTCCTACTGTTGATACATCTTCACGCGCTGGTAAGACTATTTACAAGTTTACTGGTTCTGGAACTATTACTGTTGGTACTGCTGGTACTTGTGAAGTACTTGTAGTTGGCGGCGGCGGCGGCGGAGGTGCCTACTATGGTGGAGGGGGTGGTGCTGGGGGCGTTTTGTACGACACGTCCGCATTCCTAAAAGCAGGAACTTTAACTGTGACTGTCGGAGGTGGTGGTATCGGAGGCAGTTGGACTAATTCAAGTATCATTGTGTATAACGTTGGAAGAAATGGAACAACATCTGCTCTCGGAACGTATTTTGGAGTCGGTGGCGGTGGTGGAGGCTCATTAAATAGTGGGCAAGATGGACAACCTGGTGGTTCTGGTGGTGGTGCTGTGTACTCAGGCAATTACGGCGCAGGAACTGCTGGGGCAGGTATTTCTGGACTAGGTTACGCTGGAGTTGCTGGAAATGCCACAGATAACGGAGGTGGTGGTGGTGGTTCTTCTGCTGCTGCTACAAATAAAAATGGTGCTAATGGAACTTCAATAAGTATTACTGGAAGTGCTGTTACTTATGCAGGTGGTGGTGGTGGTGGAACTGGAGGTACTGGTGGTTCTGGAGGAGGAGGTGCTGGTACTGGAGTGTCTGGCACTGCAAACACTGGTGGTGGCGGTGGTGGAAATACTCAGGGTAACGCAGGTACTGGTGGTTCTGGCTATGTTGTGGTGGTGATTGGATAATGGCACATTTTGCAAAAATTGAAGACGGTATTGTTCGTCAAGTAATTGTTATTAACAATGAAGTTCTTAAAGATGAGAACGGCATTGAACAAGAATCTATCGGCGCACAATTTTGCGCTGACACATTCGGTGGAGAATGGAAACAAACTTCATACAACGGAAATTTCCGTGGAAGATATGCGGGCTCAGGAATGATTTACGATCCTATTAAAAATGAATTTACTTATCCAGTATCAACAGAAGAGGTAACTGAATAATGACAAAAGCCAGAGACATATCTAATATTCGTTACACTAAAGGAACGACTGCAAGTCGTCCAACTGGTAGTCAAGGTGACCTTTATTATGATACATCGTTAGATAATCTTTATCAAAAAGGTAGTTCGCAATGGGTAAACGCGGGTGCGTTTCCGCCTTTTTCTGTTAACTATCTTGTTGTTGCAGGTGGCGGAGGAGGCGGTTTTTCTAATGCTGGCGGTGCTGGTGGTTTTCGTACATCCGCAGGAGTATCTGGCGGTGGAGCATCGGCTGAATCTGCTTTATCAATGTATCTAAACACTAATTACACTGTAACTGTTGGTGCAGGTGGTACTGGTGGAGTTAGTAATGGATTTACTAATGGAAGTAATTCTGTTTTTTCTACTGTAACTTCAACAGGTGGCGGTAGAGGTAATAGTTATGGAAGTGCTTCAGGTAACACAGGCGGTTCAGGTGGTGCCGCATACCCAACAGGTGGTGCTGGAACTACTAGTCAAGGTTATGCTGGCGGAAATGGAAGTGGTGAAGGCGGTGGTGGTGGTGGTGGCGCTGGTGCTGCTGGTTCCAATGCTTCATTAAAAAATGGTGCTGTTGGTGGAAACGGAGTAAGCAGTTCTATTTCAGGTAGTGCTGTAACTTACGCTGGCGGTGGCGGTGGTGGTTCTTTTAATACTGGTACTGGTGCTGCTGGTGGTTCAGGCGGAGGTGGCGCTGGCGCTACTGGAGTTAGTTCTGGAACCGCACCTTCTGGTACTGCTGGTACTGCAAATCGCGGCGGTGGCGGCGGTGGTGGCGCTCAAGGAGCAACTGATGGTCCAGGTGGAGCAGGTGGCTCAGGAATTGTTATTTTAAAGTATCCTGACTCATATACAATAACTATTGGCGCTGGTTTAACTGGTTCAACAGCAGCGGCTTCTGGCGGATTTATAGTTTCTACATTTACTGCTGGTACAGGCTCTATAAGTTGGGGGGCATAATGGCACACTACGCGTTCTTAGATGAAAACAATATTGTTACCGAAGTTATAGTAGGTATCGACGAGACAGAGCTAATTGAAGGGCTAGACCCTGAAACTTGGTATGGAAACTTTAGAAATATGGTATGCAAAAGAACTTCTTATCACGGAAACATTCGTGGAGTTTACGCTGGAATTGGCTATACTTATGATCCAATTGAGGACATATTTGTACCACCGCACTCCTCGAGCGCCTAGGTATCACCGCGGAGGAAGCCAAGCTTCTTCTTTCATAAGTCTTAAACCACCGTTCATGCTATAATGACGCCCTAAGGAGTAACGATGCCCGCGATTGATTTCCCGAACTCACCTTCGGTAAATGACCTACATACCGTAGGCAACCGTGTCTGGATATGGAACGGCACCTCCTGGGATGCGGTGCGCAACAGTGTTCCGTACGCGACGGGCGCGACAGGACCTACGGGGTCAACCGGCGCGGTCGGACAGACTGGATCAACGGGAATTACAGGACCTACGGGCGCAACCGGTGTAACCGGAGCGACAGGTATGACTGGTCCAACTGGACCTACGGGTTCAACCGGTGCAACAGGCCCAACAGGCGAGGCAACACTTACCCGCTACCGCTACACCGCTGTAGGAGGCGAAACAGGAGTCTCAGGAGCCGACGATAATTCTCTTACCCTAAGCTACACCGCGGGTAAGGAACAGGTTTTTTATAACGGAGTCTTACTTGTACGCGGTTTAGATTACACCGCATCAAACGGAACAAGTATTACCTCGCTCGCGGCCCTCACCGCAAGTGATGTTATCGAGGTACTTGCGATCGGAACCTTTAACATTGCTGATGGAATTCTTGCAACAACGATAGATGCCAAGGGAGATCTACTTGTAGGAACCGCAAATGATACGGTGGCGCGTTTTGCAGTTGGTACAGATGGGCAATATCTAAAGGCTAACTCGGGAGTAACGGGCGGTTTGCAGTGGGCCGACGTTGCAGGTGCTCTAGCGCAGCCAACCGAGCCATCATCTCCTAGTGATGGTCAAATCTGGATTGATACAGATGGCACTGCGCCTACAACTGTAGTCACACGCTGGACAGAACAACCTGCTGCAGGTACAACAGTACTTACAGGCAATGATGACTACTCAATCCCACTGGCTTATAGCCCAGGATACGAGCAGGTATTCCTTAATGGTGTATTGCTCTCTCGCTCTGGCTCTGAGTACACAGCAACTAACGGTACAAGTATTACACTTGCTGCTGCTACTGTGGCTGGAGATATTGTAGAAGTTATCTGCCCACTGCAGATTGCAACTACTGATACCTACACTCAGTCTGCTGTTAACAATGCTTTCCAGGCTAACACTAATAACTTTGCTGCTGGTAAGAATCATTTAATTAATGGTGATTTTTCTGTTAATCAAAGAGCCTTTACTAGTACTACTTCTTCGGGAGCATATGGATTTGATAGATGGTATGTGGCAGCATCAGACGGTACCACAACCTATTCAAGCCAAAATTTTACCGCTGGAGCCGCTCCAGTTGCTGGCTATGAATCTGCAACCTTCGCTCGGATAGTTTCAACTGGACAAACTTCCACCTCCGCTTATTCCGCATTGAGCCAAAAAATTGAAGATGTTAGAACTTTGGCAAATCAAAATGCCACAATTTCTTTTTGGGCAAAGGCAAGTAGTGGAACGCCTAAAGTTGCCGTAGAACTTGTTCAAAGTTTTGGTTCGGGCGGGAGTCCATCAAGCGATGTTTTGATATACGTTGGACAATCTACGCTTTCTACATCTTGGGCTAGGTATTCAATAACTGTGTCAGTACCTTCTTTAAGTGGCAAAACAGTAGGTAGTACAGCGAACACTTCTTTTCTTGGATTAAATTTATTCACTTCAGCAGGAAGTGCGCTTGCTTCTCGTACTGGTTCTCTGGGAATCCAATCAACAACAATAGATACCTGGGGAGTACAAGTAGAGGCAGGCTCAACTGCCACAGCCTTCCAAACTGCAACAGGAACAATTCAAGGTGAATTGGCTGCTTGCCAAAGGTATTACATCCGTTGGGCTAACAGCGCAGTTGGTAATGCAACTATTGGTATGGGTTTAGCGAGCAATACAACAGCTGCAAACATAAATATAACCTATCCAGTAACAATGAGAACTGCTCCGACAACTATGGATTACTCAAACTTACGATTAGATGACTCAATATCAGCATTTACAAGTGGAACACCAGCACTTGAAAGTACCTATGCGACAAATGATAAAGTTGCTCGCATTGTGTGGAGTAGCACTTCGGGTTTAACTTCTTTCAGACCATATTTTTTATCTCAAAATACATCAGCAGGTTATCTCGGACTAAGTGCGGAGTTGTAAAATGGATAATGTAACTTTTCAAGATATTGAAATCCAGACAGGCGTTATTGTGGCTTACGCCATCATTGACCGAGGCAATGGGGAATTTACCTCAATGCTTAAATCAACCTATGACGAACAGCAAGCACGACAACTAGGAGGCAACTAATATGGCCCGCTCTAGAAACACGGCAGACACACAGACTGCTAGTGGTGGTCCAGTACCTCCTTTTGTTGCTGGTAAGAACAAAATTATTAACGGTGATTTTTTTATCAACCAAAGAAATGTTACGTCCACAACAACTAATGACGCTTTTATCTTTGACCGCTGGTCTATGGTTGGTGTCGGTGGAACTACAACTACTACTTCTGAGTCTTTTACACCTGGAACTGCGCCAGTAGCAGGATATGAAGGCAATAAGTTTATTAAGCAAGTTATTTCAGGACAAACTTTACAAAGTCAATATGCTGCAATCCGTCAAAAGATTGAAGATGTCCGCACATTTGCTAATCAAACTGTTACTTTCTCATTTTGGGCAAAAGCGGATAGTGGTACACCTTATCTTTGGATTGAACCTCAACAATACTTTGGCACAGGTGGAAGTCCTAGTGCAACGGCGGTAGCACAATTAGGTTCAACAATTACTATTAGTACATCGTGGACACGATACTCAGTGACAGGAACTATTCCTTCAATTTCAGGAAAAACAATAGGAACTGATGCCAATTCTAGTGCTTTACAAATGCTTATTTGGACTTCTCTAGGTTCATCTATTCGCGCTTATACAAATGCTACTTTTCAAAATGCTGGTATTTCAGTATGGGGAGTACAGATGGAGGCAGGCTCAGTAGCAACTCCATTCCAAACAGCCACTGGAACTATCCAGGGAGAACTTGCTGCGTGTCAAAGATATTACTTCCGTACTCAGACTGGAACTGGTACTCCTTATATTTGTAATACAGTTGCAGGTTCTTCTACAACAACCTATGCAAATTTAATTCATAAAGTTACAATGCGGTCAAGCCCCACATCTGTTGAGTTTTCTGCTATTAAATGGCAAGCAATCAACAACTCAGGAAACATAACAGCAGCATCAATTTCAGATGCAACACCAGAAAATACACTGTTTGTTTGCACAACTACTGGTGCTACCGCGGCGCAAATGAACTATGTAATTGGTCAGACAACCTCTGGCTATATGGCTGTCAGCGCAGAACTCTAGGAGATAATAATGGACAATGTGATATTTGTAGAACTACCTAACCCAGACGGTTCAACCACAGAACACGCAATCATTGACAGAGGTAACGGCGAGTTTACCTCTATGACCAAAGCAACATACGATGCACAGCAGGAGGCGCTAGCCAATGGCAACAATCTCTAATACCCCTAGACCAGGATATGCCTGGGATGCTACAGACAATGTGTGGTATCCAATTGGAGTTGGTCAACACTCACACGGTGAAATACCTGCAACTATTGTAGATGCTAAAGGTGACATCATTGCTGCTACTGCAGCAGATACTGTTGCTCGTCTTGCTGTAGGTTCTAACGATACAGTACTTACCGCTGACTCTAGTACTGCTACTGGTTTGAAGTGGGCTACACCTGCTGCTGGTGGTATGACTTTATTAAGCACAACATCATTGAGCGGTGCGACAGTTACAATTTCAAGTATTCCTAGCACCTATGTCAATTTGCAATTGGTTATAAGTCAAGCCTATTCAGCAGCCACTCCAGACCTACATATTCAATTTAACGGCGATACTGGCGGCAACTATGCAATAAATTATGGCACATCGATGGGCGATGGTGATACAAAAATTGTAATTGGAATTTTAGGGTCAACATCTCTTTATTATAATACATATAATTCAACAATTCAAATTCCAAGATATTCCACTAGTGACAAAAAGTTAATGCAAACTTGGGTTAGTCAAGTTTCGGGCGGAACTACATCAGGATTTCAAAGAACAGGCTTTTGGAATTCAACATCTGCTATTTCTTCAATAACAATAAAAACTTCTACTTCAACTTTTAGTGGTGGAACTGTCTATTTATATGGAGTTAAATAAAATGCGTCCAATGGTAAGAATCCACGATTTATCTACAAATGAAATAATTGACCGTGAGATGAATGATACAGAGTTTGCTCAGTACGAGGCAGACCAAGCAGCACAGGCTGCACAGGCTGTAGCAGAGGCTGCAAAGGCTGCCGAGAAGGAAGCACTTCTTTCTCGTCTAGGCATTACTGCTGATGAAGCAAAACTACTACTTTCATAGAGGTAAGGACAACACAGGATGACAAAGGCACGTGATCTAGGAAACGCCGCAAACTCGGCTAACACCGCAATTTCATCGACGGAGTTAGGATATCTTGACGGTGTGACCTCGGCTGTGCAGACGCAGCTGGACGCAAAGGTTGCTAAGTCACTTGTTGATGCTAAAGGTGACATAGTTGCCGCAACTGCAGCAGATACTGTTGACCGTCTTGCTGTAGGTGCTAACGATACTGTACTTACTGCTGACTCTACTGCTGCTACTGGTTTGAAGTGGGCTACACCTGCTGCTGGTGGAATGACTTTACTTAGCACTACTTCAATGACTAGCGGGCAAACTTTTGTCGTGTCATCTATAAATCAAACTTACACAAATCTTTTTGTGGAATGGTCGGGAATGACTTGGACAACTGGTACTCGTCAATTATGGATTTACACAAACGCAACCGACACTATTATTGACCAAGCAATTTACGGAGCAAGCACAAACACGGCAACAAGCAGTTATTTTACTAGCGGAAATCAGGCATTAAATACTGGTGGGCAAAATGTTGTCGGCTTATACATAAACAATTATTCAAACACGTCAAATTTCAAGACTGCTCAATTTTGGAGTGGGAATCAAATTTCAGGTGGTGGTTACAACTTCTCGGGCGGTACTGGAATGATTCACACAACCAGCGCAATTTCATCAGTAACAATTACTCCACAAAATCAGGCTTCTTATACATTCAGCGCAGGAACTTGCAAAGTCTGGGGAATCAAATAATGGCTAAAATCTTAACTCGTCCAATGGTTCAAGAATTCAATATGGAAACAAATGAAATTATCGACCGTGAAATGAATGATGCTGAGTTTGCTCAATACGAAGCAGACCAGGCAGCGCAGGCAGAACTTGCTGCAGCAGAAGCAACCAAGGCTTCCCAGCGCGCGGTACTTCTCGAGCGCCTAGGTATCACCGCGGAAGAGGCTAAGTTACTTCTAAGTTAGGAAAAATACGGGAGAGACAGGATATAGTGACACCATGAAAGTTGCCGCATACGCCATCGCGTTGAACGAGGAAAAACACGCCGCGCGCTGGGCCGAGACCACAAAGGGAGCGGACTACCGTCTCGTGTGCGATACCGGATCTACCGACCGCACTGTTGAGATACTACGCGAGCACGGAGTGATAGTTCACGAGATAAGTGTTAAGCCGTGGCGATTTGATGTTTCACGTAATACCGCACAGAGTATGCTACCTGGTGACATAGACGTGTGCTTATCTCTCGACATGGACGAACTTGTTGACGATGACTTCTTTGACAAGGTACGCGAACACTGGATTCCTGGAGCAAATAAAGGTTGGTGCGATTTTGACACCGGACACGTCTGGCTAGGCGCGCGTCTTCACGCACGACACGGTATGTACTGGAAGTATCCGATACACGAGGTTTTTGTTCCGTCACTTGATACACCGCTTAAGAGCGTTACCATTCCAACAAAGATGTATCACAAGCCGGACAACTCCAAGTCCCGCGGACAGTATCTTCCGATGTTGGTTGCCGCGTCAAAGGAGTTCGGTGAGGATCACCGCATCTGGGTTTACCTCTGTAGGGAGTACTACTACTATAAGATGTGGGATCTTGTTATCTCGTCCGCGGAAAAGGTTACGGAGTTTAGTAAGGACTGGTTTGTCGAGAGGGCCGCGGTAAATCGCTTTGCGGCCGAGGCAGCGCGCAACCTAGGTAAGCATGAGGACGCGATGAAGTTTGCGGATAAGGCTATCGAGATAGATCCGTGCGGAGAAAATTACTTCGAGAAGGTTCGCTGTTACTACGGTGTAGGCGACTGGGGTGGAATGTGGGAGACGTGTAAGCTCGTCGCAAAGTGCGAGCCGACAAAGCACTACCTGTCATCCGAGTCGCTCTGGCGTTGGCAGCTCTACGACATGCAGGCGCTCTCCGCGCACTACCTGGGAGATAAGCCTAAGGCAATTAAGTACGGGGAGCTTGCGTTAAAGGGAAACCCTACCGATGAGCGTTTAATTAAAAACATGGAGTTTTACCACCAGGGAGCATACATAATATGACCGACATGCCTAAGATCTTTATCGCGCTTCTTGTTAAGCAAAAAGAGCTGGTACTTCCTCTTTTTCTGCGCTCTATAGATAGCCTAGATTATCCTAAGGATAGGATTCATATCTACATCCGCACGAACAACAACACCGACAACACGGAGTTACTTCTTGAGGAGTGGATGGCAAAGAACGCCAACCTATACGCGGGTATGATGTACGACAACGCGCCCGTGGAATCAGCCGTACAAAACTACGGCATACACGAGTGGAACGGCGAGAGGTTTAGGGTCCTTGGAAAAATACGCCAGGAAAGTCTGCGTCAGTGCCTTGAGACCGACTCCGACTACTACTTCGTGGTTGACATCGACAACTTCGTGTTTCCGGAGACCCTGCGCGAACTTGTGAAGCTAGAGCTTCCGATCGTCGCGCCGTTGATGCGCTACGCTGTTGCCGACGAGGAGCACGAGGATACCGACGCGTACAGGTTAGTTATGGGACCTGACCGCTGCCGCTACTATGCAAACTACCACTACGTTGTAGATGACTACGGTTCAGTAATTCCTGACACGGTGTACTACCACCTTCTTTATCAGAAGGAAGGATACCGTGGTGTATTCGGTGTTCAGTGTGTTCACTGCACATATTTAATTAAGCGCGAGTACATCGAGAAGTTAAGCTATCTCGAGGAGTCGGATCGCTGGGAGTACATGGTATTTTCTAGCTCCGCGCGCAGTCAAGGTGTTACACAGTACCTAGATACACGACGTATATACGGAGTTCTTACGCTTACAGAGAACAACCGCATGTGCGAGTATCTTTACGACGAGTTAATGGATCCGGAGACACGCGAGGAGAAATATCAGAAATATAATCCCTCGGACCTTGACGTTGGAGTTGGCCCGGGACTTAACTCCGTAGTCTAAACTTCCTTCTTTTTCTTCTTAGGTTTAGCCTTGATCTTTTCCTTTTCACGCTCCTGCTTTGCAATTTTTTCCTCGCGCGCCGCGTGATATGCATCAACCGCGTTCGCGCTCGTGCGCGATCTCCACTTAAACGTACACGCGGTACACTCAACAAGACGCATGGTAGCCCAGCGTCCTCCTCCCGGAACGTCAACTACAAGTGTAATAAGTTTATTTGGTCGTGCATTGCAGTACGGGCACTGCGGGAAACGTTGACGGCGTGATTCCTGTCCGTTCCATGAAACAGAAAGCGTACGACGAATTTCACCTTCGTCCTTTCCTCCCCAGATTCCCCAGATCTGTCGATGTTCAAGTGCCCACTTTAGGCACTCCTGACGAACAGGACACGAGAAGCAGAGGTTCTTTGCCTGGTATTTTTCCGCGGGCTCAGACGAGAAGAAGAAATCTCTTAGGTCCTCGTTCTTCTTTTCCGCGCAGGCGGAGTTCTTTTGCCAGTCTAGGTTTAAGGAGTTGTTGCTCACTCTACGATAACCTCAACCCATGTTACAAACAGTGTATCGTCTACGGAGTCGCCCTCGCGTGTTTCGCCTTCTTCGTCGCAGGCTGTAAGGTCCATGTCGCCGTCAACCTCGCCGGCATAGCCGTAGGTAACGTGAGATGTCTCAAGAAATTGAAAGCCCTTACCTAGGGAGACGGACACGCCGTCTCGTTGCAGGGCTGATGCAAGAGCACGGCGGATAAGTTCGTTCTCCAGATCCACGTGATCTTCCGTAAAAAATACTACGGAATCATCGTGAAGTGGCTCGTAGCCTTCTCCGGTCCATTCTTTCCATAAAAGTTCGCCGACACGCGAGTCTTTCAATGTTCTCCCTAGGTTGTAAGGAGTAAATCATATAACACGGAAGATAAAAATGCGTTGATAATCACCGACTATTTTTAAGTGCCCAATTACCCTAGCGTCGGCGTGTTCTAGTCTCAGAGCGTCACTGAGTGACAGATAAGTAGACCTTATTACATGTTGTTATACGTGCCGAGAACAAGTTGGCCGTTCATATCAGGCCATAGGTACTGGTAGTACTCCGGACGTGTTCCGGTGTCCTCGTCCCAGCCGAACTGGGAGTACCAGGCGTAGTCCTTGCGTAGTAAGGCAACCCTATGTGTAGACGCGATCTGCTCGTACGTTCCGGTATCCGTTAGCCAGTACGGGTAGGTGAGCTCGTCCTGGATACGTCCAAGCTCGAGCGCACGCGTAAGTGTTCCCTGGATCTTGGGAATCATGGTGGAGTTGTATCCGCGTTTAAGCCACTCGTCACACATGGTAGTTGCGTACAGGGAAAGCGCCTTCTCGTGACCTTCCCACATCTTGGCCGCCGGATGGTTACGCCAGCCCTTAGGGTCTCGGTGTTCACCGCGAGGATCAAGTGAGGTAAGAACTAGCATAAGCTGCCATGCCTCAAGAACCTGCTTGTTAAGGCGCTTGTTATCGAGCTCCTGGGCTATGTGCTCAAAGGAGTCGGTGTGAGGTACAAATGTTTGCACGTATTCGTCCGTTCGTCATTGTGTAAATTATATCAGGTCAGGCTGCGTCGTCGGGCTCGATCGGCTCCTCGATGTCGATTTCCATGTCCTGGTCAAGGTCTATCTCGTCTCCGTCGATGTTATCAACCGAGGTGTAGATTCCTACCACCGTGATCTTGTTGCAGATATAGCACTCGTTCACCGCACCCGGTGAAAGATGAATAGGAACCGTAACGCTGAGAAGACGGGTAATGATGTTTCCCTGGATATCTACGCTGTCAGCTTCCCACAGCGAGTTTTCATCTATCCAGCATCTTTCGCAGACCGGGACGAGGTCATCGTCGTAGCTGCGTATATTCACTTATTAGTCGATTCCACGGGGCTACTGTACCACTTTTTCTTAGCGGCATGTCGAGAAAATCCCTTGTCAGAGTCAATTAGGTATTCACGATCTCCGATAAGCTCCGCGTCAGGTCCCTGTGCGTTTCCCTCCAGTGCATCCTTAATTGCCTTACCTATCCAGTTTGCAGCCTGCACGGGAACTGCCTTTCCCCACACCGCGGCAAGTGACGAGTAATCACGTGAACCTTCGATGTTCCAGTCGTCCGGTAGTCCCTGCATGCGTGCAGATTCTCTGTGTGTAATAAGTCTTGGCTCCGTCGGGTGTACGACGTGATCTAGCGCGGAGCCTGTAAGAACGTTACACCAGTGATCTTCCTTCCATCGGTACGGTTGCGAGAATCCAAGCTTAAATTCCTTGCGGATAACACGTGGAGAAATGTCTATCCACTTCTGAGGAAACTTACCGTCATTTAGATCTACTGCTTTCTTAAGAGCTCCTCCGGTATCTCCGTTTCCTTCCCATCCTTTGTTTCCGATGATGTCAAATATCTCTTCAATTCTTTGTGCGTGAATGTTTGTCTTGCCTATGTGGCCGTCAACCTTACCGTCAGGCGAGCGCAGGTGCTTAACCCACTTAGTTGCGGGAGCTGTGTACTTTTGCTTATTCCACGTCTGCGGCATCTTTGCAAGATCTCCGATGATGTCCATGATGCGAGGTAGTTCCTTTGGTTCAGGTGTAGCTGCCGAGAATTTAACTCCCGATTCGATGGCTACCCAGAAGTAGCGTGGACGAAATGAGAATCCACCAACCTGTAGGTTATTTTCCTTTACGTGGTACAGGTCATATTTTTTACCTGAGATCTGTTCGACCATAAGACGATAGTTGTTCATTACGTCTCTACCCTGTGTGTATGCCTGCTGGACGCACTCGAAAACAATAGCGCGAGGTTTTACGCGCCCTGCGTATTTCATAAAGGCTACGGTGTGTTCGTGTGCCTTAGAGTCAGGTCCACGGTTTGCTGGACCCGACCATACGGACCATCCGGAGCAGGGAGGACAGCCCATAACTATGTCTGCCTTTTGAACATGCCACTCGTTTGGATCGTCTGAAAATTCAGCGGACCAGTCGTTTCCAAGAAGATGACGGTTGCTCTCAACTACAGGATTTCCAAAGTTTAGTGTACCTGTACGGTGAATCATCTTCATGTCATTTTGCACGAAACCAAGACTCATGAAGCCCGCAAGGCCGTTACAGTCGATAAATGTCAGTTGAGACACGGTTATACCTTTCGTTTCCTAGGGTAGGACTGTATACCGCATTCGCACTTACCGCGTTAACTTAGGATGAAATATTTCCTTTTTCAACCGCAAGTTTACCGACCTCGTATCCGCAACCTGCGTATCCTGCGATGTCAACCCAGGTATCAGCCTGGAAACCTGAACCGTTGGAGTAGCGTGCCATCTTTACACCGACCATGCACATTGCCACGTCCTCCTGTGATACGTCTGTTCGAAGAATAACCGACCAGATCTTTGCGATCCGCTCGAAGTTTTCCTCAGGTCCACCGTACTGCGAGTCACGCTCGCCGGAGATAATACGCGCTGCCTCACGAAGTGCCTCAACGCGATACGTTACTTCTGTATTTTCACTCATCATTTCTTACCTTCAATCTTTGCACGGATAGTAAATAACGCTGTCATCTTTTCATTTTCTCCACGCATGTGAAGTTCGGTATCGCTAGGTAGGTCAGCGTCTATGTCTCCGGTGATTGTTCTCCACCTGCCTGTCGCAAGACTAAGAACATCTTCTATGGTGTCTCCTATAACCGAGAACTCGACTGTAGATCTCATTAACGAACACGCTTCTGTAGCTGATGAGGAGAGTAGTGCGCGCCGTCAAGAAGTGGTTCCTTACCGTCCTCGGACTTAAAGATAATATCTCCATAGCGAACACCTACAACGCGTCCGCGTCGTCCGTTGTGTATCGCACCCGTTGATCCGTCATAGGCATCTGCCTTAACGCGAACCTCGTCCGCAACGATGATAGAACCAGGCTGTGCATCAACCCAGACCTCATCTGGCTTTTCAGGAAGAATAGAGTGTCCTAGTGAGATACTGTTAAACAGGGCAACTACCTCCTTTTGTTGTGGTACTGATATATTTAATGTTTCCCACGTACCAAGAAGTTTTAGCAGCGCGTTTCCAACGCCAACCTTAACCTTAGCTTCCTGCATCTGGTAGCGGATCCATTCTTCATTTATCTCTGGCATTTAGTTCACCTCTTTCGGAGCGCACTTTGCGCATAGTTCCTCGCTTGTACCAACGCCAACGTCATCGATAGCGCGTGAACACAGCGCACACTTGACGCCGACGTCCTTTACGTTATATCCCTTTAGTTGTCGTTGTTTGTTCTTTTCCATTTTTTCAATGTAGTACCTGTCAAGAACCTCGTCAGTTCCGCCTGCCGCACAGATTATGTTTGCGACAAAGTGTAGAACGTCAACCGCCTCCTTGATGATCTCTTCCTTATCGGCGTACGGTTTATCGTGTTGCCAAGGCTTCCACGAGATTGC